AATTTGCAGAAGCATACTGTGAAAAAGAAATAAATGGAGACAGTACAAAATGGGATGCTTATAAAACAGCTTATAATAAAGTAAGATCAGATAATCCTAAGGAGTAAATTATGCTTCAAAAAGTTAAATTTGCACCAGGTTTTAATAAACAAGTTACATCTACCGGTGGTGAAAGCCAATGGGTTAGTGGTGACAATGTTCGTTTTAGATATGGTTCACCTGAAAAAATAGGTGGTTGGTCTCAATTAGGGTCTGTTGATATTACAGGTCGAAACACCGCTATCCATCATTTTGTAAATACATCAGGTATTAAATATGCAGCATTAGGCACAAACAGAATACTTTATGTTTATTCTGGTGGTATTTTTTATGACATACACCCAATTAAATCTACTACAACTTTAACATCAGCTTTTTCTACAACTAACGGTTCTTCAACTGTTACATTAACTTTTTCTTCAGCACATAATATCAATAAATTTGATATAATATTGTTAGATAGTTTTTCATCTATTACTAATTCTAATTTTAGCGCTAGTAATTTTAATGACAATAAATTTATGGTAACGTCAATACCAACAGATACGACACTCACAATTGATACTGGATCTAATGAATCGGGATCAGGAGCATCTACATCAGGTGGTATTCGTGTTAGACATTATTATCCTGTAGGACCAGCAATTGAAGTTGCAACAACAGGTTGGGGCCTTGGATCATGGGGCGGGCAACAAGCAGGTCAGTTTACATCAACACTATCATCAGAAATAAATGCAAGTGTAACATCATTAACAATGGCAAGTTCATCTTCTTTCCCATCTTCAGGAACAGTTATTGTAGGAACAGAATTAATTACATATACGTCAAATAGTGGGGGAACATTATCAGGTTTAACAAGAGGTGCTTCTGGTACGACCGCTGCAACACATTCTTCCGGTGCAACGGTAACTGATGCATCAAACTTTTTTTCATGGAATGCTGCAACATCAGGAGATATTGTAACTGCACCAGGTTTATGGTCTTTAGATAATTTAGGTAATAAACTAATTGCAACAATTAATGGCGGTGAAACATTTGAATGGAATTCAAATCCAACAGATGCCAACAGCACAAGAGCAACAATTATAAGCGGTGCACCAACAGCTTCTGCATTTACTTTAGTATCAACACCGGATCGTCACTTAATATTTTTTGGAACAGAAACAACGATTGGAACAAAATCCACAAAAGATGAAATGTTTGTAAGATTTTCGTCTCAAGAAGATATTAATACTTATGCACCTAGTGCAACCAATACTGCAGGTACACAAAGACTTGCAGATGGATCAAAAATTATGGGAGCAATACGTGGTCGTGATGCAATTTATATTTGGACTGATACTGCATTATTTATTATGCGTTTTGTTGGTCCACCATTTACTTTTTCATTTCAACAAGTTGGTACTAACTGTGGATTAATAGGACAAAATGCAGCTGTTGAAGTTGATGGTGCTGCTTATTGGATGTCAGAAAATGGTTTTTTTAGATACACTGGTAAACTAGAATCATTACCATGTTTAGTTGAAGATTTTGTTTTTGACGATATTAACACAACTCCTAAACAACACATCAATGCAGGATTAAATAATTTGTTTGGTGAAATTATGTGGTTCTATCCAAGTTCAAGTTCAGAGACTGTAAATAGAATGGTTGCATACAATTATCTTGACTCAAGTCCCGAGAGACCAGTATGGACTAGTGGTACATTAGCTAGATCCGCATGGCAAGATTCTGCTGTATTTGGTAAACCTCATGCAACAGAATATGATTCAAGTGGCACAACTGCAACAACAGATACTAATTATGTTTATGGTAATAGTGATGGTACATCAACTTATTACGAACATGAAACAGGATTAAATCAAGTTAAAGAAGGTCTGACAACTGCAATTACTGCATCAATTGAATCTGGAGATTTTGATATAGGTACTCAAGGGCTTGCTGGTGATGGTGAGTTTATGATGAAAATAAGAAGAATTATACCAGATTTTTTAGCACAAACAGGAAATACTAGAGTTACATTAAATTTAAGAGATTTTCCAAATGATACACAAGCAAGCTCTTCCTTAGGTCCATTTACAATAACATCAGGCACACAAAAGATAGATACACGAGCGCGTGCTAGATCAATCTCTTTAAAAATAGACAACACAAGCACAGGTCAGTTTTGGAAAGTAGGTACTTTTAGAATAGACTATCAACCAGATGGAAGAAGATAATGGCTAGAATTGTACAATCATTAACACAACCCGATAGAGAGTATGATCAACAAACTCAACAGTCTTTTGTAAGAGATGTGGATAGCATAGTGCAAAAATTAAATACTACCTATCAACAAGATTTAAAAGACGAAGCAGAAGCGGAGGCATATTTCTTTGGCTAATTCATTTGTAAATAAAAAAGTAGATTTAACTTCTACATCAGCTACAATATTGTATACTGTGCCATCAGCAACCACTGCTATTATAAAGTCTATATTAGTATCAGAAGACTCTGGTAATGCAGATACTATAACGATCACTATTACTGATACATCAGATGCTGTATTTAGTTTATTTAAGACTAAATCAATATCAGCAAATGGCACAACAGAATTACTTACAGCGCCTTTAGTACTACAGGAAAGTGAAGTATTAAAAGTGACTGCAGCTACGGCTAATCGACTACATGTAATCTTATCAGCGCTTGAATCTAAGCCTAGAGAAGTTACAACATAGTCTTGATTTACTTGTTAAAAACAAGTATTAGTATAAATTCAGGTTAAATACCTGCCTTTTTAATATAAACAAAATTTAATATATATGATTACAAGATCTCAAATGCGAAGACAACTACGTGCAAAAGGTGGCATCATGAATGCCGTGCCTAGACAAAAATATGGTATTGGAGATTTTGTTAGAAAACTTATACCTAATGAATTAGCAGACATTGCAGTTAAAGCTGCACCGTTTGTTGCACCATTTAATCCTGGTATTGCAGCAGCAATGAGAGGTATTGGTCGTTATGATCAAAGAGGCAGTATCAGTGATGCACTTAAACAAGGTCTTGGAACTTATGTTGGAGGACAAGGTCTTAGAATGTTAGGTGGAGCAGGGCCACAACAAAATTTTTTTGGAACAGCAGGTGATAGATTTACTTCTCCGTTAAATTCCTCAAGAACAACATCATTAAAAAATTTATTTCAAAAAGATAAAGTAAATCCTTTTGAAGAAACTGCAAACGCAGGTAAAAAAATAGCAACAGGAAAAGGTGTAGGATTTATAAGAGACGCGACAGGACTATTTAAAGACGTTCCAATACTAAAAAATTTACCTTCATTAGTAAAACAACAAATATTAGTTGGTGGAGCAACTAGTGCAGCAACATATCTTTATAGTGCTTTTATAGCAGAAGAGCCACCTCAACAAGAAGGTGAGACTATGGAAGAATATCTAGCAAGAAGAAAAGAAAACGTTGGTAAAAAAATGAGAAGTTATTTTGATAACTATTTTAAATTTGATAAAGAGTATTCTTCATTGGATGATGCAGGCAAAGATGCATTTGTTGCAAGATACAATATGATGTCAGGTGGACGTGCCGGTTATCAAACGGGTGGTATTACTATGGCAAATACACTTGCAGAAAACATGAGACGTAATTTAGCAAATCAACAAGCAGTATCACAACAGTTTCAAGCAGCAAGAAGCAGGCTACCAGGTTATGTTGCACCACAAAGAATAGCTGCACCTACACCAACACCTATAGAACCTGATATGCCAATATCTAAACCAGTTCAACCTCCAGGTGGGGATGTTCAACCTATATTACCAGTAATGCCTATTACACAACCGATAGAACCACCTGAAAAAATAATGCCTATGGAACCACCTAGAAAAATAATTCAACCAATGCCTCCTATGGAAACTGATTTTTCTAAAAAAATAAATTGGCAACCAGGACAACCTGCTCCTGAAGGATTTAAAGTAGAAAAAATGTTAGGTGACGAATTTTTAGTACCTGATGATTCACAATACATGCCACCAACAGAAGAAGAATCTTTAATCGGAGGACCAGTGCCTCCAGTAAAAACAGACGAAGAAATTTTAACAGAGAGAGAATTAAATCCACCTACTCAACCAGGTTTTCTAAGCTACAACGACCCTTTACCTAAAGATCAATTATTATCTGGGTTTGAACAGTTTAAAAAAGATAACCCTGAAGTAATGCAAGGTGCTGGAACAGCGGCTATGGTTCCAGTTACATTACCAGGTGGATATAGTTATGATTTTACAGGTAGTTTAGAAGCAAATGCTTTTCGTAAATATCTAGAATCTATTAGACAGGCACCTTATCAAAGTAGAAGACAACCTGGAGATCTGGCTAAACTAAAAAGACTAGCAGGTGGTGGTATGCCTATGGGTGAGCCTAGAGTCAATCAAGGTGGTATCACAGAATTAGATTACAGAGCTAAAGGTGGATTCGTACCAGTTGGTATAAAAGAAAAAGCAGATGACGTTCCAGCAATGTTATCAAAGAATGAGTTTGTATTTACAGCGGATGCTGTAAGAGGAGCAGGCAACGGCAGTGTTGAAAAAGGAGCACAAAAGATGTATGATACAATGAAAAATTTAGAGAGAAGGGTTACTTAATGGAAAATATGATGATGGCTTCAGCGCCAGATGCAATGGATGAAAGAAACCAGGTTATGGAATCAATAGCCATGAAACAATTTGGTAAACCTTTGAACGAATTAAGTGACGATGAAATTATTCAAATAGAAATGATGATAGACGAAATGGTTAAAAGAAAAGACCAACCAAGAAAAATGGCGTCTATGGACGAAAATGAAAGAGAGTTTATGAGACTTGTCGAAGAGTTTATGGAACAAGGTTTCAGTCAACAAGAAGCAATTGAAGAAGCTAAAGATACACTTGAAAGACAAGCTATAGCTACAGGTGGTAGAGTTGGTCTTCAAACAGGCGGTATTACAGAATCAAGAACACTTCCACCAGAGTTTGTAGAAGCAGCACAGAAAACATATCTAACTGATTTATCAAGACAAGCAGGTATACCAAGTATTACAACTGCAACAACTCAACAACCTGGTGAGACTTCAGAACAATTTGCAAATAGAAAAGCACAAGCTGAACAGTTTGGTATTAGAAGAGCAGGGATGGCAGAACTTGCACCGCAAGTTGCAGCACAGGATCCTTATCAAGCAGCAGCATATGCACAAGCAACAGATCCTTCAACAGGCCTTGGCTCTTATCAACCATTTTTAACAAAAGCTGGAGCAGCGGCAGACGCAGGTACAGCGTTGACTGGAACAGGCGCAGGTACAGGAGCAGGATCAATTCAATCTTACATGTCACCTTACCAACAACAAGTTATTGACACAACGATGCAAGACTTTGATCAACAAGCAAAGATCAGAGCAAATGAACAAGCAGCAGCTGCACTAGGTGTACCAGGTGCTTTTGGCGGTGGACGTGAAGGTGTACAAAGAGCCCAGTATCAGGCACAAAGCGACCAGAATCGAGCACAAACATTAGCAGGTTTAAGACAAACAGGTTTTCAAAATGCAGCAAATAGAAGACAACAAGATTTAGCAAACCAAATGGGTATTGCAAACCTACAACAAGGTTTAGGTGGAGCAGCACAAGACTTTAGCAGAGCACAAATATCTGGTCTTGGCACATTAGGTTCAGCACAACAAACACAAAACCAAGCTATACTTGATGCACAAAGACAAGCAGCACAGATGGCTGTTCAAGATCCAAGAGACAGATTAAATATGTATGGTCAAGGTATTGCACAAATAACACCAGGCGCAGGTGCGGTGCGTTTAGATCCAACAGCCGCTACAGCACCATCAGCTAGTCCGTTAGCACAAGCACTAGGATATGGATTAGCAGGAGCAGATATTTATGGAAGATTGTTTCCGAAAGGATTTGGTAACTAGTGTCTAGAACTTTAAAAAGACCTATGTTTAGAAGAGGTGGCCAAGTTAATGATGGTATCATGACTGGGCTTACTGATAGAAAACAATTACAAAATGGAACTTTAAATCCAGAAATGATTAGAGGAACAACTCAAAATATCTTATCTGCAATGGATGAGTTTGCACCAATGCCTAAAACAAGATTACCTATTGGTCAGTTTGGTTTAGATATAGCAACAGGGACTCCTATAGGAGAAGCCTTAAAATCAGGTTATAAAACTTTTACAACACAAGACGATATGAGAAGAGCTGCAATGGCTAAAAGAAAACAAGCAGCAGTATCAGCAGCAATATCATCACAGATGAATAAAAAAAATCAAAGTGTATTAACGGCAGAAAAAGAAGCAAGAGCAATGTTACCAAGAAATGCAACTCCTGATCAAATCAGAAAAAAGACAGCTGAACTACTTGGCATAAAATATGGCCCTGGTAAAACATATGGACCAGAAGCTAATTTAGAAAGAGCATTAGCTGATTATAGAAGACAATACGGTGATGGTAGCAAAGCATATAACCATGCTGCATTTGATACAAAAGTTGCACCAGCATTAAGAGAAGCAGGAAAAAATCCAAGATCAAACATTAAATTTAAAGATGGTAAATATAAAACAAAAGGTAAATCACCTGGAGTTTATATTGATGTAGAGAATGGAAAAGTAATTGAATTTGACGGCAACATAGCAAAAGAATTACCAGAATATTCAGCATTACTTAGATAGGAGGATAAATGGTGGAGATTATAGATCCAGAAGGCTTTACCTCCCTACGAGACGAAGAAATCAATAGTGAAAGAAGTGCAATCACCTCTGCTTTAGCGGGAGTTGCATCTGGTGTTATAAAAGTACCTGAAGGTGTTATATCTCTTGGTGCAGAATTAATTGATTTAGGTTTTGATACAGATCTTGCAGCAGATGTTGAACAAATGTTTGATAAAATAAATATATTTGAAGACATTGCAGATGATACAGCAATAGGTAGACTTACAGAAGGTTTAGTTCAAATAGGTGTACCAGGTGGTATAGGTTTTAAACTAGCTAGTAAAGCAATTAAAGCTAAAAAAGCTGGTAACTACATGAACATAAAAGGTACTAACCTACAGAAAGCTGCAAAGAAAGCAGATGATTTTAATAAAACTATTGGTAAAAAAAGATTTGCAGCAGGAGTTGCAGGTGGGGCAGCAGGTGAAGCATTTGTTGCTGATGTAGAAGAACTTGGAACTTTTGGTGATGTGTTTGAAGCTGGGCCAACAGACTTAGAAGAAGTAACCGATGAAGGTGGTAGAGAAGATGCATTTAAAAAATTAATGAACAGAACAAAGTTTGGTGCAGAGTCTTTATTAATAACACCGATTGTATATGGTGTAGGTAAAGGTATTAAAGCTGCAGCTTTACGTGGTAAAAACATAGAGTTTAGTAATTCTAAATTAGATAAATTTTTTAATAAAACATTTTCTGCATTAAGAGCTAGAGGTGCAAAACCACAATCAATCTTTGAAGCTAAAATGGCAGAAAAAGGTGCTACTATGGCTGATACCAACAGAGCTATGGAGTTAGTTAAGACAATAGATTCTGAAGTAGATAGTATGTTTCCAATGGTAAAATCTGTATTAGACAAATCATCAGACAAAAGAAAAGCTGACATATACAAAGAATTAAATGATATTTTATTTGAAGGTGAATTAAGTAAAGCTATTCCAAGCAGTGCAGCAGCTAGAACACACAAGTTTTTAAAAGACAATGGTGCAACAGACGAATCCATAGAAAATATATTTGAAGCAATAGGTGGTGCAAGAGAAAAATTTGTAGATTTAATTAACGCATCATCAAACGCACCTAAAGATGTACAAACTTTAAAAACATTAATGGGTAAAAGAGTAAAAGATT